TCCCCGATCTGGATGGCCTGGTCAGCGCCTGGCTGCCGGTGGTGATGCGAAAGTCGCTCAAGGACAAGGAATGCTTCACCCCCGATCTTGGCGAGCATGTGGCCTGTGTGCTCGATGAGAACTTCGAGAATGGGGTGGTGCTGGGCGCGGTGTATTCGGATGCCGATGCGCCGCCAGTGGCCAGCCACGACAAGCTGCACTTCCGCTTTTTCGACGGCGGCAGTTTTGAGTATGACCGCAGCAGCGGCACGCTGACCATCGTGACCACCGGGCCGGTAAATGTGACGGCCGCAGGGCCGGTGACGGTGAAAGCGCCCAGTGTGACCATTGACGCGCCGGAGACCACCATTACTGGCAACCTGCTGGTGAAGAAGAAACTGACCTACCAGGGAGGGATGGCCGGTAGCGGTGGTGAGGGCGGCGCGTCAGCCGTCATTGATGGCGGCGTGCAGGTCAATGGCGACGTCAACGCCACGGGCAGCGTCATGGACGGTAGCGGAAACTCGAACCACCACAGCCACTGAGGCGGCCTGATCCGTCCGTTTTGGGGCGGATCAAACATTAAAGCCCTTTAATATCCGGCAGGCGAGGCGGTGGGCATCCTACGCCCATGAGCCGCGTAGACCGCATTACCCATCAAGACTGGCAGCCCGCCCTGGGCACCGATGACATCGTCGGTGGCCTGGAGGATATCGACCAGTGCATTCGCATCATCCTGGGCACGCCCCTGGGGAGCGATCCGCACCGTCCTGACTTCGGCTCCAACATCCACCGTTACATCGACTGGCCGCAAGACCGTGCCGTGACCTACCTGGTGCGCGAGGTTTTCCGGGCTGTGCGCCGTTGGGAAAAGCGCGTCGGCGAGATGGATGTGCGGGTCAGCCATGAAGTTGCGGCCTTGGTGATCACGGTGGTCTGGCGGCCTGCCAGTGGTGGCAGCGAGAACACGACTGCGCTGAGGTTCGACCAATGAGCACGCTGCCCGAGCCGAACTTCATCGACCGCGATCCGCAAGCCATCACTGCGGAAATGGTGGCCAGCTACGAGGCCATGACCGGCAAGACGCTCCAGCCCGCCCAGGTGGAGCGATTGATTGTTGACCTGTTCGCCTACCGGGAAAGCCTGGTTCGCATCGGCATCCAGGAGGCTGCCAAGCAGAACCTGGTCGCTTTTGCCAGAGCGCCCATGCTGGATTACCTGGGCGAGTTGGTCGGGGTCTATCGGCTGGCAGCCAAGACCGCCCGCGCCGATGTGCGCGTGGTCTTCGCCCAGCCCTTGGCCACAGCCTTGGAGATTCCGGCAAGCACTCGGTTCGAAGCTTCCGGCATCCAGTTTCAGGCGACCGGCAAACAGATCGTGGCGGCTGGCACCGTGGAAGTGGATGTGCCGGTCGAGGCGGTTGAGTCCGGCGTGTCGGGCAATGGCTTTCTGCCTGGCCAGATCAATACGCTGGTCGATGAATTGGGGGTCGATGTCGCCTCGGTGGCCAACGTCGGCATCACCTACGGCGGGAGCGAGGCGGAAAGCGATGACCGCCTGCGCGAGCGCATCCGCCTGGCTCCTGAAGCCTTCACGGTGGCGGGTTCCTTCGGGGCCTATCGCCACCACGCCATGAGTGCCCATCAGGACATCGTCGACGTCGCTGTCATGGGGCCGGACTTGATCCTTGCGGACGGTCTTCTGGTGTCGAGCAATGACATCCCGCCCGGCGTGGTGCGCCTGTTTCCCCTGGCCAAGACGGGCTTGCCGCCCCAGGTGATCCTGGATGCGGTAGCAGTCACCTGCACGGCGGACAAGGTGCGCCCCCTGACTGACTTGGTGGAAGTGCGCGTGCCGGTCGAGGCTCCCTTTGCCATCGTGGCCCGCCTGACCTTGTACCGCGACCAGGAGGCGGCCCCGGTGCTGGCCGCTGCCCGTGCCGCTGCCGACAGCTATGTCGCAAAGCAGCAGGCCAAGCTGGGGCGCGACGTGGTGCCGTCGCAGATCGTGGCCGCGCTGTCCGTGCCGGGGGTGTATCGCGTCGAACTGGTCAGCCCGGCCAACCTGATCCAGGTGCCGATGGAAGGCTGGGCGCACTGCACCGGCATCGATATCCAGTTCGCGGGAGGGGCCGATGGCTGACCTGACGCCCCCGGTCATTTCGACCGACCCGAAGCTGAAGGCGCTGGCCGCTCTTTCCGAGCGGCTCTCGACGCTTGATTTGACCCCGGTGTTGACCAACCTGGTCGATGCGGTGGAGGCCGACGTGCTGCCCTGTCTGGCCGACCAGTTCCACGTCATGGGCGATGAGGGCTGGTTGCTGGCCAACACCGATGAGCGCCGCCGCAAGCTGATCAAGCAGTCCATCGAGATTCACCGCCACAAGGGCACGGTGTGGGCGGTCAAGAGCGTGCTGGAAGCCTTGGCCGTTTCTGCCGAAGTGACCGAGTGGTGGCAGACCGTGCCGCGTGGTGCGCCGTACACCTTCGACCTGCTCGCCTGGGTGAATGACAACCTGAGTGACACCAGCGCGGTGCTGTCTCCGGAGACTTACCAGCGCCTGCGCCGCCTGGTGGATATGAACAAGCCCGTGCGCAGCCACTTCAGCTTCCGCGTTGGGGCACGTTTCGACGATGCCCTGGGAGCCGCTAACGCCAGCCAGGTAGCCGCCGTGGGGCGCTGGCCAGCCGATGCCGTTGCCGTACAGCCGCCCCCGGCGGCCAACCCCATCCAGGTCGCCGGGGCTGCCGATTCGCAGGCCCTGGGGCGCTGGACAGGTGTCCCGGCTGCCGTGCAGCCGCCGCCTGCCATCCATCTGTTGCGTGCGGCCTCTGCCGCCCGTTCCTTAACCGTGATTCGCATCTCAATGGAGGCTCGATGAGTACGCCTTTACAACCGGTCATCCTCGAAGCGGGGCTTGCCGCCGTCTGGCGGGC